GTGGGCTGCAAGATCGCGTTCAGTGTGAAAATCAGAGGAGGGTTTCCTTCATTACCATCAAATTGTTAATTATGGGGATTTTAAGTAGAGCAATACAGTTAGTCGCCAGTGGAGATTCCGCTGTCTATAACCGTGTGCTGGAGGTTATAAAGACGATTAGATTTTCGGCTTCTCCTCGACTTTATGGGCGAACTTCAGCTGGTGCAGGAACTGGCGAAGAAATAGAAGTGGGAACTGGTCTTTCTTTAGCGAGTGGAGTCATTAGTTCGACAGTCACTGGCAACGCTACGCATACAGGTGATGCCACAGGATCAGCAGTCTTAACGCTGGCAACAGTGAACTCAAACGTAGGTACCTTCGGCAGCTCAACCAACTCTGTTACATTTACAGTTAATGCAAAAGGGTTGATAACGTCCGCGAGCCAAACGCCTAACGCAGTTACAAGCGCGACGACCAGCGATGGGACTTGCGCGTTGAGCGTGGCTAGTCTTGCAAGTGTAGGATCAATCACCACCAGCGGGGCAAACTCACCAATTACCACCAGCGGGGCAAACTCAAACATCACCACCCAAGGAGTAAATGCGTCTATAGGCACAAGTGGTGCTGATGCGGTTATAACAACAGAGGGGATAAATGCCCTTATTTACACAGAGGGGGCGAATGCTTCCATTAGCACGTTAGGGGCAAATGCCAACATTACAACAGACGGTGGCGCGTACATTCAGACCACTTCCACATTCAAAATTTCAGGCGGCGGATTTGTCACCACACTATCAGGAACGCAAACAGCAAACCGAGCAATTGCATTTCCAAACGCGAGCGGCACGGTGGCTTTGTTAAGCAACATCACAGGCACAAACAGCGGAACAAACACAGGCGATCAGACCACGATTGTAGGCATTACTGGCACTACGGCACAATTTAACACGGCTTTGACAGACGGTGATTTTGCCACTCTCGCAGGTAGCGAAACACTCACCAACAAAACGCTGACATCGCCAGCAATCAACTCGGGTATCATCGGCACGGCAGCGACATTCAACGCGACGAGCTACACTTACGGGACAGACGCGGCGGCGGCGCATCGCACGGCTTTGGGTCTTGGAACTGCTGCTATTCAAAATGCAGAGACATTCGCAGCGGGAACACTATCTGCTGTAGGAACAATTGAAATTGGAGCATGGGAAAATGTGACTGTGGATTTCACAGCAGATACGATTACATCACCTAGTCATGGGTTGACTGGTTATGACTCAGTGTTTGTTGCATCAACAGGAACTTTGCCAGCACCTTTAGCTGTGAACACTCGATATTTTATTGTCTCAGCCACAACAAATAATTTCAAACTATCCGCAACGGTTGGTGGAAGCGCAATCAATCTTACAACAAATGGCACTGGAGTTGTTAGAGTCTATGCAAACAGATATGGAAGTGGAAATGTTTCAAGCATTGTTCTTGGCACTGGAAACGCATTGACAAGTGCGGCTGGGTATAGTGCGCGAACAATTGTTCTAGGTAGCAGCAATACTGTTACGTCACTCGGACCAGCTAGGGTTTTTGGTCTTAATAACACAGTTACTGGTGGGTTTGGGACGAGCTATGTTATTGGATCGGACAATGGATCAGCAACAGCTAGGGGAGTCATTGTCAGCGGCAACGGTCTAAATTTCACGATAGGGTCTATTTGCTCTGGAGGTGGACAATACACAATCAATACAGGTTACCACAATGACGTTGACCTAAATGCGCAAGGTGCATTTACAATGGGTGGAGGTGTTGACGCTGACTGGTGGGGGTGCTTGACTCGTCACTCGCATTCATCTAGTGGTGGGTTTTGCCGTGTGATTGGGGAGATGTCGTTAAACTCTGGAGCATCATATGCTGGTGGCGAATTAGAGTTTAACTTTTCAGTCAGCAACGGAGTATCTGCTACAGCAGTGCCAAATATACGCATGTGCAACTCTGGTTTTGGCATCATGCAAGCTGACTTTGATTTTCTCATTGTTGACCTATCGAGTGGCGCACACATGGCAGCAAAACGCAGAGTCACATGGACTCAACCATCATGGACTCAAGGCACTGGTTTATCGCAGGTAGTAACGCCAGATAGCACCCTTGACACCCTGACTTTTACTGCGCATGGATTTACAAATAATACCATTGTTTACGTTACAACTACAGACACGATGCCAAGTGGATTGCTCACGACTACCCCCTACTACATTGTTGGAGCAACAGCAAATACTTTTCAGTTGTCTCTAACTTCTGGAGGACTAGCCGTTAATTTCACAACAAACGGAACTGGTGTCATAAACGTGTCACAAGTGCCTCCACCAATTATTACCGCTATTGAGGTTATTGGCACGGACGTTGGCAGTAATGGTGGGCTTGCACCTGCTGCATGGGCGTTAAGATTTCTTCCAGTAAATCGCAGATTTGTTACGGGGCAGCTAATGTATAATTCAGCGACTTACGCTGGCTCAACACCAAGTTCTTTTCCGTATCTACACGTTACGGCAACACTCCCAGCAAGCGGGGTTCTAGGGTTTAAAGGCACCGCAAAAATGGACTGCAACGTCATGAAATTTTAATAGTATAATTTATGGACATCTCACTAACAACGGCAGAATTTGAAAAGGGCTTGACTCGCAAAGGGATCATCGCAACCAAGCATTTAGCTGACACTCTCAACGAGTGCTACGCTGAGTTTTGGAGTCGCGATAAACAAGAAATCTTGGACAGCATCAACGGCAATCTTGCTGCCACTCTCGAACGATTTACGGCAAACTCAGAACTTGGCGCGGCGGTTAATTTGCAGCTTGAAAAGACCGACATTATCAGTCGCGTGATTGTAACAATGCCAACTGGCTACGGATTCGAGGATGGTCAATTTGTTTACACCGCGCCAGTGGTTACAGCACCTGAACCAGAACCAGAACCAGAACCAGAGCCTGAACCTCTTCCAGAATAAATATCATGATTGAGGAACACAGTACGACATACAATATCGTCAATGGGCTTATTGGCATAGCCGCATCCTCCTTGGGTGTTATCACACAATTTCAAGAACAGTTAGATTGGGCTTTGAAAACATCCTCAACGATGTTGTTAATCTGCGTCTCCAGCATTACACTTTTCAACCTATTGAAAAAAAAGAAATGAACCAAAAGCAATCCTTGGCAAGGCTATCTTTATATATTCTCATTGCGATGGGAACAAGTGCCAGCGCAGGGTTGCCAACCGTCAATTTCACTGATTGGCGCGAGACTGCATCATTTATGCTTTCAGTCGCGATGACAGGTCTAATAACAGCACGAAGCTACATTGACCAAACACCAAGCATGGTTGAACAATGAGCGACCAACACTTATATTTAAAAATTATTGCGACTACAATTTTTGTTGTTGTCATGGTTTGTATGGTTTGCTCAAACTTTTTTGACGACGATGATTACCAGCACTAATAAATTAGTTTACTCCGACGACGGCAGACTATCCGACGACTGGGCTTATCGCCTTGAGTCAGACAAAACCTATCTGATTGGACGAATAATCGAGCCGTTTGATGTTTGGACGAATGATGGGCTATACCATATCGCATCCTTCCGCGACGGCAGACTGACTATTTTTGAAGGATATGAATGGGACGGCTTAACGTGCTACAACGATACTCCCGCGAACATGATCGGCGGCTTGGTGCATGATCTTGGTTATCAGCTAGGTGGCTGCCCCAATACTCCGTTCACTCGTAAAGAGATTGATTGTTGGATACGCGATTTAATTGCGCCCCGCGCACCTTGGGACGCACGAATCATTTACGCTGGAGTGTGTGCCTTCGGCTGGAAATTTTATGGTAAGAAATCAAACGTGAAAATCATATACAAATGAAACTAGTAATTACAATCATTTTAGCACTTGCTTACTCAAGCTGCACATTAACGGTCAACCCAGACGGTTCGCGCACTTATGGTGCCGATCCAGAAGTCGTAGTCGCAATCCTTGACGCAAAATAATTATGTCCACCCCACGCATTACCCACGACGAAGTAAAGTCGATTCTCCTTGCTAACGGTTGCGACATAAAAAAATGTTGTTGGCTCGCGATTCGCGGCTACTATCTTGATAGTATTGGAGCCGAGGGTAAAAATGATCGCAACAAATGGGACGATGCGTGGTGTCTCTACTCACCTCAACACGGTGTAGTGACTTACCAAGCTAACACCGACCCAACTGGGTATCGTGCTGGGTCTGGCACAGGCTCCAATAAGGGTCGCGCAAGCCTCGCCACGGGCGTTTGGCTATACGGTGCAGGAAAACACAAAGGAAGACCAGCGTTCCGCCAATGCGCTGACGTATTAGTCAAGAGAGACAAGGTTGGCGGAGGCACTTACGACCACTGGGGTCAGCACGCGATCGATATTCACGACGCTAAAGGTGCCAGCACTTCTTCCGAGGGATGCCAGACAGCTCCGACTACAATGTTCGTGCCACTGCAATCTATGTTTGTTTCATGGCTCGCAGCCTCGCTTAACCCATTCGGCAAAAACGACTGGGGCGAAAAGGTTCGCACTTTTGAATATTGTCTCATCGAAGAAACCGAGAGACGTAAGGGGAATATTATTGCCCCGCACCGCTACACGTCGTAACGGTTTTTACTGAACCGTCGCTCATGTGCCGCTGCTCTTCGTGAGACCGTCTGTGGATCCCTGCCGTCGACCATAGCCATTCCTGTGACGTTGATCGCATGCCGTTCCTCTTTAGGGGCATACTTCCAGAGAACTCGCAGCCTTGCTATTTTCTCTTCTCTGTTTTTGTCTGTCATTTCTTCGAGACCAGTCATGAGTTTATTTCGGTTGTTCGCTGACGACGTATCTTGGCGATTGTTTTCTTGAGGTGTTGGTTCATTTGATTGTTGGTGTGCATTGATCACTCATATGTGTATTTGTATTTTTGTTAGTCTTGGTATTCGTTAGCCACTAGGCTAGGAAATTCTACCCGTAGCATCCAGCCACGGTTGACGGCTCGCCACAATCTGATGATCGAAAAGTGGTGATACTTCATTTGTCTGGCGATTTTCTGTTTCGCCTTCTTTTTAAAACGCTGGTCTTTCATCGTTTGAATATGCTGGTGTTGGTGGTCCCTTTATCTCCCACATCCCGTTCCTCTGAGGACAGTGAATGACATCGAAGTCGATTGCTTTTTTCAGCAGCATCCTCGCCTTTGGAGCTGTGATTTTGCGAACCTTGATCAGTTGATTTATCAACTCTTCGAACATGGTGGGAAAGGTGCAGTCAAAAAAGTTAAGGGTCTCTCTCTCTCCTTTTTTAAGTGGCTCGACTTCTTCCTGTGGCGCTGGGCACAGAGTCCATGACAGACCTTCGTTCTTGCCTCCCTGACGCAGATATAGTGTGTCAACGTCAGGAGATCCATCGAAGTCTATAGCTCCAGCACGCGTCTCACGCTTGCACAACATAAACTTGTATTTCCCCTTCTCTGCCGTCGGCATGAGGACAGCTACCGACCGCACCCAGTTTACCATGTCAGAGCTTCCAAGACCACTGTAGGCAAATTCTTTTACCGATCTCTCTGCTTTTGGTTTGCCATCTGTTTTCTCTGGCTTCCCAGTGTGGTGCATCAGGATTGCAATCGCTCCAGTGCGCTTCAGCATCGGGTCTAACAGGACTCTAAAAAAGTTACTGCTGACTTCCTGCTTTGATATGTCTCCGCCGATATAACTTAATACTGGGTCGATCCATACGACATCAGCACGGTGGAATAAAAGCTGGCGCTCGACGACCTTGACGAAATCTGCGGAAGTCACTCCAGACACAGGGACGAAAATTACGTTAGATACCAGCGACTTATATTCTTCCTCCTGAAGCTTCCCTTTCCGATTGATCGCAAACACTGATCCAGCAGCCATCTCTGCGATGTCTCCTTTGTCGTTCTCCGCTTGGATGATGATCTGTCTCAGCGGTCGTCTGCAATCAATTCCGTTCCATGATCTGCCCATAGCCCATGCCATTGCCATGCCAGTCATCAGGGTTGATTTGCCAGCACCAGAAGGACCGATGATGACCATCGAACCACCTCTGCACAGGTAGCGTTTTTTGATTCCAATCATCGCGTCTGGATCGTCATTGAGGGGGAAATTTGTTAGGTCAGGAATACGGAAGAATGGAAGGACATCTGGAGACGTTGCTTTCTCGACGAACTGTTTGGTGACATCCTCAAAGGTAGGTTGCTCTTTCGCGATCCAGTCGTTCGGGTCTTCGAACTTTTCAGGAGCGTGCGAGTATGAGAAAGAACACTCCTGTGGTATCGATGCTTTAACTCTCTCTAACCATTTCTGTGCGGGGGTTTTCCCCTCCTTGTCTTTTTTCGTTTCTGGATCGTTCTGAGAGATTGCGATGATCCTCGATGTTTTCCCGATCAACGCCGACACGTCAGTGTTTGAAGAGGCTCCGCGCGTGATAATGTAGGCATAGTAGTTTTCTTGCTCCCAGTGCCGCAGCGATGCCATGACAGCGAACGCATCCCACTGAGATTCTAGAATGAATGTTGTGTTCGCTGCTTTCGGATCTCCGATCACCAGTGCTGACGTTCCCTCCGCTGCCTGCGGGTCATAGAACCAATTACCCTTAGCCTTGTCCTTGTAGTGGCACCGCACGACGACCCCGTCGTCAAAGACTGGGAATGCGTAGTTACCGTTGAAGATGCCGATAAGCTTTTTAGATTTCAACCAGTGGAACACTCTCGAGTCGACACCTCTGTCGGCAGCGACTGCGTCCACCTGCTCTTCTGTTAGATTGTCCACCCTTGATTCCCACAATGCCGCGAATTTGTTAGTGGCTGCAGTCTTTGTTTTTTGAGCAGGCTTTTTCACTGGTGGAGCTGTCCCGTTACTGTCTGCATGAGAGTCGTTGAGAAGAATGATCCGCCCATTTTTTAATCCGTTAGATGTGTCGGCGATGACGTGTCCAGTGATAATTTCGGCAGCTTCCTTGAAATTCACCATCTTGATTTTTTGGACGAACGCAAAGATATCTCCACTGTCACCGCATCCAAAGCACTTGTAAGTTTTGCGCTCGGCATTCACCTTGAACGATCCTGACTTCTCTGTGTGAAACGGGCAGCAAGCGGTGTTGTTTTTATCTAGCTCAATGAATCTTTTTATAACCGACACGATGTCGTATTGATCTCTGATTCTTTCAATTTCTTGTTCTGGTATCATTTGGTTATTTTTTCTTTTCTGATATTAATTTTTCTACGTCTTCAGTGCTTCGTGCTATCCCAGCAATTCCTCCGAGGGCTTGGACTCGGTTGATGAATTTATCCTGCGACTCTTTCCTGCCTTTTGCAGTTTTGTCGTTTATCTTTTTCGTCTCAATTGCTGCAAATACTCCTAATGTCTTCCCGACCATTTCCTGAGTAATGAGTATTGGCACGCAGCAGATGAGGTCGCTGGCTCCTACCTCCCCTATCTTCACTGGGTCTCCAGCAGGAGAGTAAAACAGACCGACCTGATACCGAAGTGACAAAGCTCCTGCTTTACTGAGGTGCAGTCGGATCTCGTTCTGTATATTTTTTTCTGTTAGGCTCATGATATCAGCTTGCGAAGTTTTTTTACACCGTCGTCCTTGAGCGAGTAGTAGAATACTTTTTTGTTTTTCGCATTCTTCGTCTCTCTGATATTCAGCCACCAAGTCATCCGTCTCAAGGTCACCGATGGATGTGAATCGCCAGTAATCTCAGTCACCTCATGACTGGTGCATTCTTTGACTGTTGATGTTAACTGCGCGACAGCGCATAGCATTACGGCTTCTCTCGGAACCATTCCCTCGGCGAGAGAGTTGCGGTAGAACTTGATTGTGTATTCGATTTTATTCATGCGTGGTTATGATGTTTGGTTGAGCTGTTAGATCCAAGAACTCATTTAAAATGAGAGTGGTTCTTTCTTCGTTTGGTAATTTCTCTGCTAGAAAAACTAACGCTTTTTTAATTATGTTAGTGAGATCGGATGAATGCCTCATTGAGATTGGCAGAAGCTCCATCGCATGCTCTGGCGACTTAGCCTGAGTATAGTATGATTTATCGTCTGGCATCAGAGTAAACACCTCTTGTTCTGCCTTTGATATTTTAACTCCCAAGCTTCCTCCAGCTATTAAGCATTGAAGCTCAGCTGGCGAAGGTGTCCACAGTGAGACAACTTCGTCGTCTGTGATTATGAGGTTACCCTTGTTGCAATGTGTCGATATGTATGGTGTCATCGTATATTTTTTCTTCCTTTGATTTTCATTCTCGCCCAGAACTCTGGATTTTTATATCCCCTGCTACGACCGAGTTCTGTGAGATCTTTCAGAGTAAAAACTTTTTTTTCTTCCTGTTTTTTTGCCAGCGCTTCCTGTGCCTTGACTTCTATCAATTCACCCTTGGATATTTCAACGGTGCGTGACTTGATGACTTGGTAGACGTGCCCACAGAACGGACAGCAGGTGGCTGGGGCATGGACACTGAAACAGTCTGGGCACGACTTGATAAGAACGTCTGGCTCGAGCTTTGGCTTCTTTTTCTTGCCGTCCAGAGACCACTCCCTCGGGCTTGTCGCGAACCCGTGCTTGGTCATCCACTGACCATTGACCACTGACCCGCAGTTGCCTACGTGGTCGAGAATCACAGAGTATGGTTTCCCCCCGTTCGCGATCGCTGCCAGCCTGTCTTCCGCTGAGTCCAGAGGCATGCCTACTGCGTAGACTGGTCTGAGTGGTCTTCCTATCTGTTGCATGTGCAAACCTGTCGACTCCGTCGGTCTGAGGAGTTGTGCTGCGACCACGTTGGGGATGTCTAACCCTTCACCAATTAAGTCGCAGGAGGTGACGACTTGGAAGGTTCCGTCACCGAGACCCGTGAGTCGATACGCACGCTCTTCGTCCGATAGCTGACCGTCGACGTAGGTGGCTCGGTATCCTGCAATGATATACTCGGAAGCGACGTGCTTGGCATGCTCTACAGACACGCAGAACACAATCATCGGAACACCGTCGCAGTGACGCTTGTAATGCTCGATAGCGTCACCAGTGATGAGCTTCTGATCCATCGCTTCGGCAAGTGCTTCTCGTTCGTAGTCTCCGCCACGCTTCGCTATGCCAGACAAATCGGCAATTCGTGGGCTACAGAAATACCTAGCCGAAGAAAGGTATCCATCATTTGTTAGATCTCCAGTAGAAGGACCGATGATCAGTTCTTCAAAAACATCACCGAGACCTCTGCCATCAGTTCGGCACGGTGTCGCTGTTACCCCTAGAATTTTAGCGTCGGGGAAATGCTTCATGATCTTGTCATAGCTTCCAGACGTAGCGTGATGGGCTTCGTCGTAGACGATAAAGTCTGGAGCTTGCTCCTTCGACATGCGACCGACAAGGGTTTGGAGAGAACAGACCTGCACTGGTGATTCTGTCCACTGCTTTGACTTCGGGATCATTATCCCGTGCTTGATTCCGAAAGATGTTAGAGTCTTACTCGCTTGGTTCACTAGCTCGCGACGGTGCGCAACGATCCATGTCCGAGTTCCTTTCACAGCTGCACCAGCAGCGATGCATGAGAACGTGACGGTCTTACCTCCTCCAGTTGGGAGGACGTATAAAACTCTGCGGATTTTCTTTCCATATGCTCTTCGTATATGGTCGATGCCTTCCTGCTGGTATGGTCGTGGTTTCATGATAGTTTTTATCAGAACAGATCGATGCAATCAATCGCGATGCGATGATTGATCTTGGGTGTTCCCCGAATTGATTCGAGCCTCCATCCAGTCAGAGAGCGGGAATCGGTCGACGGGACGGTAGTTGTGATCTCTCGGCTCGATGAATCTCCACTCCGTCCATTCTGCCCATTCTTTCTTGATGACCTCTTCGGCGGCTTTTTCGTCATCGGCTTCGATGAGGGCGCAGAGCGTCGCGTTGTCGTCGCTGTCGTAGCCGCTGCACCACCATCCTAGGACGGGAGCATGTGGAGGGTAGCCAAGAGGGCGATAGTCTTCCGTGGGTTGCACCCAAGAGACCCAAAAACGGGGAACAAGTCGCTGCTGAGCAACCGCGCCCGTTGTGTTATCGGTGTTTGTATTTTGGTTCATAATTTTGTAAAGTGTTAGCCGATTACGTCGGCAAGTCGTGTGGATTTTATTACAGCTACCAAGTGAGTCGTTAATTCACTGTCCAATGGGTTATAAGCCCACTGCTCTACTCTGAGCTATGATAGTTTTATTACCACACTCGCACCCACTGTTCAGGTCGCTCACCCAGTATCTAGTTTAAGGATGCCCTCAATGCAATGAGCGCGAGTGTGGTGGCATACAAACGGTATGCCAGCGTTTATTGATCAGAACGGCACGTCGTCGTCATCTGCTGGATCCTCATCAAGATCAGCGACCACTTTCCCCCACTCGTATGTCTTCACGCGAGCAAATTTCTTGCCTGCATACTTGCCTTCGGTAGGACTCTCATGCTCGATCAGAAGCTGTCCAGATTTGCCGACAATCCACTTGCACTTTTCAGGCACAAACTCGATGTCCCCAAGACTCTCTCCTCCTTTCAGAGACTTCAAGAATCGGGCAAGTCTCCACAGTGATTTCTCACCTAAGAAGATTTTGTCCTTTACCTTTGTTCCTCCGCACGTCAGCTCAACGGTTAGAAACTCATTTCCGTTAGATGACAATTCTACGTCTCCAACGCTTTCGACTGTGAATGCGTGGTAGCCTACAGGGACGAGAATATAATCTCCACCCTCTTGGTCTGCTAATTTATCGTTTAGTGATATCTTACTCATTTTTCTATTTCGTTAATTATTGGTATTAGTTTTCTTCTTCTTCTTCTTCATCCAGCGATGTCAACTCGACAAACGCTGGCAAATCTATTGGGGTCTCAATATCATCCCATGGTGATGGAAACACTCCCGTTGTAACGCATTCGTTCCAGAGACGAAGAGCGCTGCGATACCAGCGACGACCCTCGGCGATTGCTGAGGCACTGATCGGTCTCATCGCCACTTCGTAAGGTGCCTTGCTATGAACCCACACGATGTAGAACGTGTCTCGATTCTCTCCAGACAATGCGTTCCACAGGTCGAGATACAGAGCAGCCTGACGGTGGTATCCGAACTTCGCGACTGTCTTGGAAAAGTGATGCTCCGACATCTCAGCGGTAGTCTTCATGTCAACGAGGCAGCTCTTCCACTTCCCCTTGTTAGGCACGATGTCGATCATCGCCTTAGCCAATGTAGTGGTTCCCTCTTCGACGATCTCTCCGAACATTGTGACCTGTGTGGATGCCTCTTCCATCAGCTCAGAGTATGGCTTGAATGCCATGAGCATGGTCAGTGCTTGGAGTGCCTGCTGGTAGTCGCTTTGCTTCACCGCTTGCTTGCCGTCCAGCTCGACACCTGCTTCGAAATCTTTGCAGTAGTTCGAATTAGCGTTCCACGGTTTCTCTACCCGAGGATCTTTTTTGGTCGGCTCGCACGGGTAGTGTGATGGGAGGATTGTGTATTCGTTTTCGAACTCGGTAGGAGTCAATGCCAAGCAGTCGACTAGGTTGCCGAACTTCATCGCCTTTGTGTATTCACGCACAGGCTTGAGTAGCCATGCAGCGGGGTTCGGCACGAAATCGGTAAGCATTGACTTGCTCACTCGCAGTGTCTTGTGGTCGCCAGTATGAGGGGCGAAGTATTCTTCTCTCGGGTAGTTGTATATGATTTGTGGTTGCATGTGATTATTTTCCTTCGTATGTGATTTGCTCTCTGTCAAAGTTTCCAGTCCCTTTGACCTTAGATGTTTTCCCCCCAGCATAGGCTTGATTTACTGACGGAGCATGATGCTCTTGTGATTTGCTCCACGACTTGCGCTCTTTCTCGCTTTCGTTTAGGTCATCAACCATCTTTTTAATCCGCTTTCTTTCAGCACTCTCACGCTGAATAAATTCAATTTCTTCGTCAGTCATAAATTATACCGTTTCACCTTTCAAACGAGCGACTGTTCCGTCGTCGGTTAGAGTTTTCTTCTGGTCCTTGGTCAGAGACTTCCACAGTGCCTCTCTGGCTTCCCCAGCGCTGGTGAGCAGCTGCGCACGCAGTCTATCGAGTGCTGTCATAGGAGTGCCTCCCTGTAGCCACTCGCGCACAGCAAGACCGTCCTGCACCGTGATGTAGTCATCGGCACGTCCGAGGTAGGGTCTGAGCGCCGAAGGGCAGCGCAGCACCTTCTGAGACGAACCCTCGTCCTGCATGAGCAAGAGAGTGGTAGCCTCGAACGAGAAATTCTTCTCGCAGATCGGCTGGATACCCAATGAGCTGACACCACCGTCTTGCTCGACCTTGGACTTCTCCTTGGCTCGGAGGCAGACGACGATGTTCATTTTTGACTGTAGCAGTGCGTTCACGAACTTCTGGTTCTCGCGCTTAGCAACCTGCCACTGGGCACGCTTGGCTTCTTTCGCGCACCATGTGCCGTCAGAGAACTGAGCGTCGGTGTAGTCACCGTAGAGAGCGATGTCAGAGCATCCCCCTTGACCCTCCCATTCGTGAGAGATGGAGTCGATGACAAGGGTGTCGATTCCAGCTTTTTCGAACTCGGCAATAGCCTCGACATATTTGCGAGGATGGAACGGAGCGGTCATGTCCAGTGCCATGAACCTGTCTCCATCTGGTAGGATGTCAGCGTAGAGACTTCCTCGACGGTTTTCGGTGTCAAGAAATCCCATGCGCTTGCCGACGCAGCCAGCGAGACCATACGCGAACATAAGTGCGCTAAAGGTTTTCCCAGTGCCTGATTGACCAGCGAATCCGAAAACTCCCTTGGCTCCTTTTCTTTGTGCTTCTTGTATCATTTTAGTGTTGTGTAAATGCTTCGGATTTCAGCGAGTGCTGTCTCGATGACCTTGCTGATTTTCGCGCAAGCTGCTTTACCATCGTCGGTGCTGCCAGTAGGCAACCTGACCCCTAAAATCTCTTTCGCGTATTCAGCGATTTTGACTTTGTCAGGAGCAATGGCTGCTTTTTTCTCAGCCTGTTCCTTAGCCTCGGAATCGGCGCGAGCAGCAGCCAATCGTTCGGATTCGATCTTGGCAAGCCGTGCTGCCTCAGCCTTTGCTTTCTCAAGCTCCGCTGCCGCAGACTTACGTTCTGCGGCGAGCTTTGCTTCAGCCTCTGCTTGCTGCTTGGCTAGTGCCGCAGCAGCAGCTTTGCGAGCGGTTTCAGCCTCTGCTTGCTGCTTTGCGATCACTGCTTCAGCTTCTTTGCGAGCAGCCTCCTCACGCTTTGCCTTAGCCTCAAGCTCAGCACGATCTGCTGCTGCTTTCTTCTCAGCCTCTACACGCTCGGCAGCAATGCGCTGGCGCTCTTCCTCCTCAGCCTTGGCTGCGGCTTCGCGTTCTGCCTTCTCGCGCTCTTCACGGGCAATTCTGGCTTCGTGTGCCAGCTTGCTGTTGTCGAGCATCGCTGCATACTCCTCAGCGGTCAGGCGACCAAGGCTGAGTGTGTTGTATGCGGTCGTGAACTGGTTCAGCTCAGCGTATCGGTCAGCGTGCAGACGGTCGCGCTCTTCTTGGGCACGTAGCTCGGCACGATCCTCGATCGCTTTCATGTCCTTCTCGGACGGGTGGGTAGCAGCGATCACGATGTTCTTCGCCCCGTCGATCGCACGACCTTGCACAAGGATGTCTTGCTTCATGTCCTTATGCGTTTTCTCGGCACTAGTCCGCACCTTGACGAGCGCCAGACGGGTCTCCCGTGCCTGCTTCTCCTGATCGGTAGACTCTCCCATTGCTGCGACTTCTCGAGCCTTGGTAACAAGCACATCAGCTTGGTGCATCAGGTCTCCGAAGCTGGCGCGAATCTTCACTTGGAACTCCTGTGGGACTTCCGACATCTCGAGCGTGGGTAGCACCTCGACCTCTTGTGGTAATGTTTTGTTCATAATTTATTGATTTGAATCTCTCGCCAGTTGTCATGTTTTTAAGCCATCGCTGGCAGGCACTCTGTCCCATTCAAGGGCTTTATCCTGAGTCGCCGCCTCAGCACTGGCGAGAGAAAATTTTAGGCTCGCTTCATTTTTTTTGCCCAGTAGCTGGCGAGCGCACCGTGCTGGGAGATTCTTAGTTGTATAGCTGCACGGGTTCGACCGTGGCGGCTATGATACTGGACTGGAGCTTTCTGAAACCGCAGCTTCAGCTTTGTACTGAACTCGCGATCTTTCAATTGCTGAAGCTCTGACTGAGCCGCAGACTCCTGCTTGGTGTGGTGTTCGATGATGTCGTTCATAATTTATTTTTGATTCCGAGTTTTGCTCTGCGAGCGATTGTTGATTTAGTTGGAGTGGTGGTCCTTGGCTTCTTGGAAGCAGCCTTGCGCTGCTCAAGCGCTGCCTTGGTCATGGTCTTCTTGATGCCTTTTCCAAGAGCGCCGAGTGCCTGTGCGTTTTTGTTAGGTTTCATTAGCTGGGTTGGATGACGAGCAGACCGATGATGGTCGCGATGATGATGCCAATGCCTAAACCCGTGATGAAGGCGCTGGCGAGCTTGCTATTGGTCGGGGCGAACCGCTCGTCAAGGTATGACTGGGCGGCTATGATCCCGACTGTTCTGTCTACGTGTGTTATTTTCATAATAATTTTAGTTGTTAGGAGAGGTATGCGAGGACTTCAGTGCGATCTTCGTCGAGTTTCGTCCAAGAAAAGACCGCGTATGAATTAGTGACTTGTGGCAGCTCCGTGGCAGAGTCGTCCGAGGTCGGTCTGAATGGCAGGGTGACAATCCCTCGGTCACCGATGATGGTATCTCCTCGGACAATGTCAAGGCTGAAACCGTGCGCTGCAAGGATGCGTGTAAGCTCCTGCAGCCCAGATGTGGTTGACCCGTGACGCATGTTTCCAGACAGGCTGGGAGATGCGTTCAGGGAGGCATTTACGCCACGACGTTTTGATGATAGGATGTTCATGGCAATAGGTCAAAAGTGATGTTTGTTTCAGTGACTTTTTTTACCTTGATCGGCAAAGAAGTGGCAGGCAATGATGGGAGCTTGCTTCGCATTGTGTTCTCGAACTGATAGGCTCGACCGTCTCGGATCAAGATGCTGTTGTTTGGTCCAGAGCTTAGTCTGATTGCTGCGAATTCTCCAGCCTTTAAAGAGAGGCGGAGACCGATCGGGATGTTGGCAATTAGTATTTTCATGTTACGCCCAGAAAACCCCACCGAATTTAATCGGTGAGGTGAGTGCTGGTATGTGTGATGGTTTATGCTTTGGTGAATTGTTTTTTGTATCGTGCAATGCATTCTTTTTTCCGCTTGTCGATTGCGTCCTTTACCTCAGCCATGCTTTCATAATGTTTGCTGGGTTGGTAGGCACCGAATGACGTGCCATTTTTGGTGACCATCATGTTAACGCTGAAAAGTTGACCCAATTTGTTATACCCGACATAAGCACCATACTTGTGGTCTACTGGTGCTTCTGTGACTTCTACGGTGCATGTCCCTACTTGCAGACCAAGTGATCTGCCTTTGTTGTCGGTAATGCCAAAATCAATTAGTTGATATGTGCAAGGAACGATTTGTTTGATTAGTGTTCTCATAATATTGTTGGTTGACGCGCTCATCATAGCGAAAATACTTCCGATGTAAATAATTATTTTCATTTATTTTCGCTATATTCTAAAATGGTTTCAGCCGATTGACTTGTATTCGTTGAATTCTTTTTCCACTTCTTTTGAACAATTTCCGTAAAATTCAACCTCGCCAGTGTAACGCTCTTTCTCTAACAAATTTAGTAAATTAAAAGCTGCTACGTGATAAGCCCCATCGCCTCCACCGAGGTCTAGGTTGCGACCTGCACGGTGGATGCGTACACCGTAAAGTGACCAGAAAGCTTTGATTCTCATCGGCTTGGTTTTCATGTTAAATCCCTAACAGTTTTTTAAGTTCTGCCTTCACCCGTCGTGCGGTCTCTCCACGGTAGGTCGTGGCATTGCACAGGAAGAGCAGGACGATTTCCCTGCCGCTGTCGTGGATGTATTTGTCCGTCGGCTTGTCCAAGAAGGTCATCGCCTTCAGGTATGGCTTCGCCGCAAAGTTAATTTTGCTTCCCCAGTTTTGATAGATCTCGGAAGCGATTTCGTTAATTGGTCGTGTGTTCATAATTATTTTTTTATTCGTTGAATGATGTAAATGTCACGCACGCTGGCGCGAAGTGTGGTGGCGCTGCTCGCGGTGTCGACTACGATCTTGCCTTTGGAATCGATCACGATGCAGTGGTATCCCTGACCCTTGGTCAGTCTGATGCTGAGCTTGTAGTGCCCGTCTTCTCCTCGATCCTTGATGCCCCTGATGACGCTGGCGAGCGATGCCTTGCCACCCTTCACCTTGAACGCTGATTTACGGCTACGGGCACTCCAGCCGTGCCTGCGCAGGACTGCGTTGTCTTGCTCTGCATGACCACTGTAGTGGTATGCGTTTGGGGGCACGTTAAAGAATGCCAGAGCAGCCGAGGTGCATACTGTCTTGCGTTTACCACTGGCATGCGTGACGTGTTCTGTGAGACCAGTGAGACGCATCCCGTTAGGGGTTACCGACTTCGTCCTGAGATCCGCAGCAAGACCCCGATAATACTCTGGAGAATTCCTCAGAGTTCTTAGCAGCTCCCTGTTCCCGACGAAGAATGACACTTCGTCTTTGCTCAGTTCGCTGATCGGTGTGAGAAGGAGCCTGATCATTTCCTCGTTTGTCTTGGTGTCGTTCATGATTTTAAAATCTTGGCTAAGTCGTTTACGTTAGATTGAATTCCAGCTACGTGGTCTAACAGATCCTGAAGGATCTTGGTCTTGCGCTGCCAATCCAAAGCCAGACTGTGCAGGTCGTCAGCGTTCATGCAGATGGTTTTGCTGATCGAGTCTTCCGTATACTCGCAGCATATTCTCGCGACTGTTTCTTCTGGTTCCATATTATTTGTGTAAGTGGTAAAATTCGATAGCACGCTTGGCACTGGCAAGCGTTAGGTAGGTAGTGTTGTCAGCGAGCCACATGCCACCGTGGGTGCCTGTGTTTGGCTTGCGCTTGTAAATGACCACCCCGAGATACTCGGAGTGCTTGGTGTATTTTGGAGGTAGAACGATCATGCTTTTGTTTGGTTTAATTATTTGCGCGTATTCAGTCGCGCCCCTGTTTTGCTTATGCTACAACTAGCTTTTTTTTAATGCTTGCCTTTGGAGCATCGCGACGAGTTGTAATGATGTTGGATGGATATGGATGCCATTGAATCCGCATGACCTTGTCGGAAATCTTTAGACGCGCTCTACCGTCTGCTGTAAATCCGATGCACTTTGCAAAGTGCCTTACTGTGGTCATTGTTGAATGTGGAAATTCGTATAAAACTGAATCTCCGATTTCCAAGTTTTGTCTGATGTCGTTTTTCATATTGTGTGTTGGTTCGTCGCTCGCGGCGACAAACGAAACATAGCAAAAACGCTTCCGTTGTAAACAAGTATTTTCAAAATCCTATATTCTACAACGAAAGAAAGTTCTATTTCGTTAGAGATTTTGCCTTGTCGAGGATCTTTTCTATCCTCCATTTCTCATCTTCTAACTGACCAACGGCAGCGGTTAGCATCTTGATTTCAATCCGCTTCATCGTGATCCGTTTGTCCATCTCGCGGAAGTGTTCCTCTAACAGTTTTATGATTTGGTCGCTCATCGATCACCTCCTTCATTCGTTATCGCATCGTAAATCATCTTTTGAAGTTTTGGCATCTCGGAGCGTATCTCTTGCCTGTTTCTAGTTTCATATTTTTGTTAGATAATTTTAAAGCTCTTGATTAATTTCAGATTTCTATCCAGCCACACGACTGATGAGTTTTCTTTGCATTGTTCCGACGCAGCTTTTTTCGCCGCATCGATTTTCTCTTCTGTTAGATTTGATTCCTTCCACGACGGTGGCAATCCTCTCGGATGAACGACTGTCACGTCGTCACCCATCCATTTCATTTTATAAGCAGCTGATGTGTTCATTTTGTTACTGTGTTTGTAGTAGTTCGATGCGCTCAGCATTGCGGTGAGCGATCTTTGCTGTTCGCGGGAGAGGATTTCGGATGTTTTCCGCTTTCCCATTCTGCCACTAGCGGAAGGTCGTCGGCTTTCAGTATTCGGTGGTGATACATGCCGCACTTGTTGCATTGCGCTTCCGATGGAATCCCATAGCCATTGGTTACTGTTATTGACCAGTCATGCCGACACTCAAAAGCCCAGCGAACAAGACGCTGGAACCAATGACCACCAGCTGGGTCTTGGGGGTAATATCCGTCATTTCGATTGGTGTTCATAGTTCAGCTTGGACGTTGTCTTCACGGTTTATGAGTTCTAACATCGATTCGAAAAATGCATTCTCTCCGACGATGTGCTTCATCGAATTGTATGTCTCGATCGATGTCTTCATCGACGCTATCGCACTGCGGACATGCCTTTCGAGAAATGCCTTACGCTGCTCTTCGTCGTTACTGAAAAAGTAGCCACGACGATCGGATAACACAGGCACCTTGTGCTTCGTCCTGAGATCCTGAACGATCTGCCTAACAGATCTGGTAGTCGTGTCCGACTCGTATCCCTCATGCCAAGGGTGTGTGCCTATCCAGCGCTCACTTTCAGCAATCTGCTTCTGAGTGACTGGGTGTTCGGACAGCTGAGCGTATACCGCTCTCTCTGCCTCGGTCATTGACTCGGTCTCTTTGCGGAGTGCGAGTTCGAATAATTCTAGTCCGTATGTTGCGTTCATAATTTTTAATATGCCCATTTTGCGTCCCCCAAGATTTCGTCTGAGTCTGCCCACCACTCGTCCCATTGGGCGTTAGTCGCCACGTCCCACTGCGGTATGGCACTCGGTGCTTCTTTGCCTGTCAGAGATACTGGAAGCCATTTGATTCGGTTGTTTGGGTAGATTGCAATCTGCCCGTTGTCCAACCTTATCACATTACCTTCTTTGTGTTCTTCGAGCAGCTCGGAGTCGCCCACGTCAAACAATCCTTGAGCCTGTCCTTCGGGCAGGAAGTCGATAGTAAACCAATAATGACCTCCGATTGGATTCATACCCTTTCCGAGGTTCACTAGCATCGGAACATCGTTGAGTTGGTCCTTTCGCCAAATTTCGATAGACCCAGAGAGGCACTCCCACATCTGTATCTTGTGAAGTGGTAGCACTTTGTGGTCTGCGTCAGGCTTATACCAGTAGATACACTGAGGTGGAATCTTGTCGTAGCACGCTGCATACTTTTCAATCCATGCTTGGAAGCATAGTGGTCGGTTACGCATCGCTCTTACGGACACCAACCACGCTGGTTCAAACTCTTCAGGAGACCCCCCAAACGCATCGCAGCGAACGTAGATTTTTGCCTTCGGACAGTTTACGTTTCTCATGACTGGTTGCCCTCCTTTCTTGCTGCCAGCATTGCGTCTGCGATTTCGTATGCTTCATTTGCAACAAGAGATTTTACGGGTTCTTCGCCTTCGTTATTTTCGTCGTTGTGCTTTTGCCAATTAGCTTGAGCGACTGGCAACGCCGCCGCCGCAAAGTAGTCGCGTAGTGTCATACCTTCTTGCCCGTGTTGCCACCCATGATTTGGGATATCGAAGCCAGTTGTTGGAAACGCCGACTCGCCGTTGTCTGTTGTTATTTCTTTTTCACTCATATTATTTTTTCTTGTTTTTGTTAGATTTTTGTGCCAGCAAACCAAGTGCCAGCCTATTCTGAATACTGCGCGATTCAAACGGCTTAACGCCGCCAACTTGGATCCCTCGATTAGGTGGTTTCATTGAAGCTGCCTTTGCTAGGCAATAGGCTCCAAGAATCCCAAATGCGGCTCCTGAAATAGCTAGTTCTAGGATCATAGCGCTGCCCCTCCTTTCGCTTTAGCTATAGCTGCCATCTCCTCGCGGGATCTTGGCTGCGGTTCGGTGACAAATGCTATCGGCTTGTCTAAGCCGTCAGTGATCTCCCAGAATGCCCTGCCAATGGAGGACGGTTCACGGTAGTTTACTACCCAATTTTTCGGTGTGTGTTTGTTCATAATATCTCAATTGGTAAATCTGCCGCGCGGACTGCTGACTCGAATTCTCTGACATACCCGCTGCGGTCGCGAGGTGCCCCGTCAGCGTAGCGCAGACCGTCGTTCATGACAATCTGGCTCAGGTTGACGATACTGATCCCTGTAGTGCCTCCAGCAGCCAATTCGCGTGCCTTGTCGGCGATCGCTGTCTTGAGCATGCTTTGGAACTGGGTTTGAAATTCACTGGTGGTGTTCATGGGTAGATACATAAGGTTTCTGTTCATGGTGTCTGGTAGTTGTTAGTGACTGTGTGTGCAGCGTGCTGCTTGGATTTTCTCGCGACGCTCTGCAATGCGAGCAACGTAGGAATCAATTTGCTTGAGATACTCTTTGCGCAGGTTGTTGCGCTTTTGAGCGTCGTCGAGACGGTCGAGGAACTCATCTCTCCAGTGATCTTTGTCCTCCTCGCTCAGGTTATTGTATAGTGAGGGGAAAGACGATTTCTTAGCTTTCCAAGCGTCAGCACGCGCTCTTCCGTCGACAGTTCCGTCCTCGCGAAAACCATCGAACTCAAGTGCCTCACCGAGGCGCTCCAAATTAAATCGAGCATCGGCAAGGAACTTCTCCAGCTCTGATACACAGTTATGCGCGACCCGTAGGTTGCTGTGATTGCCAGACGATTTATAGAACCAATCGTTTCTGTTCTTGTCGAACTCGACCTCGGTCAGATACGCTGCGCCTGCCTTAGTTTTAAGCCAAGTGCATTTGGTTCCACACCCTGCGCACTGGGTGACATTACTGCGGTAGACTAGATGTTTTTTGGTCATAATTTTTATTTGTAGTGGGTGAGGCAGGGGATTGGACCCTGCCATTTTTGGATTAGTCTTGTGGTGCTTCTGGTGTTGCAAGTCTGACGTTCAGTTTATAAGGACCCTCATATTTTACAGAGTGACCAACGACATCGCTCATGTAGCGTCTGGCTTTTTTCTTAGCATCAGCAGCATCTCTGGCGCGGAGATCAATCGGGTGCGCTTCATCGTTATCGATGATTGCGATGTAGTTTCTGTATGGTTTGAATGTGGTAGTGTTCATTGTGGTATTCGTTAGATTGTTCCATATTAGTTTGCAGCAATGGCGGCTTCCATACTGCCGAGTTTGTAGTGGCGTTTTTGAGCGGCAAGAAGCGACTCGATCCACTTGAGTTCAAACGGGTATGATATTTCAAGATGCTTGTAAGGAACGCTGACGGTTCCGAATTTAGGGTCTTCAAGTTCCACAATGGCGTAGGTTAATTCAATGCCTCGAACGATTCCGTAGAACGCTCCATTGAATGCCTTGACATGCTGATTTTTGGCGAATGCGGGAGCTTTGTCGTGCATTGCCGATTGGCTGAGTGATTCACTGACGGTTTGATTGCTTTGTTCGATTGTAGTCTTTTTCATTTGGTTTGTTTGGTTAGTTTGCGCGTTGCAGTCGCGCCCCTGTTTTAATTATCCAATTTTAATAACGCTTGA